ACGTTTTAGAATACTTACCCAATCCTCGTAATGTTGTTTCCATGTTTTATCATCACTATACATACAATATAATACATAACGTTCAATATAAATCTATCCCTATTTATTATATTCTGGTATGAAATTAATCTTTGGGTATGGCTCAATTTTATATTTTAATTTATTAAGCAAATACTTTTTTCTCCCTTTTGAGCAGTTAAAATAAACATATCTATGTTTTCTTGGTCTTCTTACAGTAATAACATTTTCAGCACCATGTTTCTCTGTCAATTCCCCAATCTTTCCAATTATACCTCTACGATGTTTGTTTTCAAGACCTTTTATTTTAGGATCAGTACGCTTGGCAGATAGCCCACAGTAAATAAAATTTGTAGCCTGATAAACAACACCTCTATGATTGTATTGTGGCTCTGAATAAGAGACAATTATCTGCTCTTTTATCTGTTTTAATGTGTTTGCTATCAAAAAAGATTCAGCATTTTTCATACTATCATCTTCTATCCATAGCCTTGATAACTCCATTACATTATGACGTTCATCCTTTCCACATATACCAATACAAAGAGCAGGTGAAGCAGGTACACTATATAATATAACACCTATCATTTTTTCACCATCAAATAATCCGAAGGCGTATGAGGCAGGTCTTGCCCTATGAAGATAGTGTTTCTCTAAAACTATCTCCCTTCCTTCTTCGTTTGTTATTTTTTTTATTTCATATTTTTCTTTTATTTTCATTTTACATCAATGGTACGGAATATAGGTGTCGCACCCATATCTTCCATGTGGTACATGGACATCATGACATATATTTAGACCAATTCCGTATTACTTATACAATAAAATCTAATATAAATCTATCTATTAATAAAAAAGATTTATATGTGAGTTAATGTTATACTATACATGAAAGGATGTAGAGGAGTATGTGATATGCAATCTGTTGGAAAACCATTTGGTGATCCATATAAGACTCATGTATTATGTAGACGTTGTGCAAGTTGGTATTCTGTTAAATCGCTTAAGATTTTTAGATGCCCTTGTTGCAAATCCAAATTACGAACTAAATCACCAAAGTCGTCAGCAAAGCAAAGACTACTAGCGTAGTTTTTCCAATTCTTTTTTATCTATATAAGAAACTTTTGATCGTTCCTCATTGACTTCTTTATTACCCATGTACAACGCAGCGACAAGCATGATAATGCCGATCGGAAACAAGACCAACGTGCAAATGAAAAATATACCAATAAAGAATAAAGCAATGTTCATTACCAACGTTAGGGCGTAGCCCTATATAATCGTTCTGTTAAAAATGACTTAAGAGGGCTACCGTTGAACCCATGCTCGATCTGCATGGTGGTAATCCCTGACAGTCAACTAAATAAAACCAACTACCTAATAAAAACGTTGCTTCGCAACTTTTATAAAACTATTTATGTTCGCTTTCGTTGTCGTCTGTCGTCATACGTTGTTCTTCGATTTTGTCTTCGCAGAGGAACGTAAGTTTCCACAGCACACGTTTGTCTTCTAACTTGATTTTTCTTTCTTCTTTAGCAAATGCTAACTCAAACCACTTTAATAGCGTGGTATAATCATCAACTTCAAATTCTACCATGTATTTATAAGGAATAGCCCACTTAAATTCTTTATGCTAACGCTTAAATTAGGGTAATACGTACGTTATACATGGGATGTATGCGAGGATGTAACAATATATGTAAAACACTGCCAAGTGGTTTAGACCAACATAAAGAAGATGTTTTTTTAAAACATGTATATTGTAGACATTGTAGAAAATATTTTTATAAAGAATGTGTTGTAGCCAGTAAAAGTGGTGCTAAAATACTATGCCCATGTTGTCATACGTTTGTAAGAAGAAAAGCATCATGTTCATCATTAAATAGAAAGAAAAAAAGAAAAGAAGCAAAATTAGCCCAGCTATCTCGCTAGAATAGTCCTCCTTTACTACAGGTATGCAAGCTCACACCACTGGGTAACTATAAATAGAAGTCTTCATATATAAACATATGGCAGATAAAGAACACACACACCCAGATGGAACAACCCATACACATGCAAATGGTGATAAAGCACATACACATGATAAAAAGAAAACTTCTTCATGCAGTTGCAATGTAGATATAGGTAGAAACATACGTTGTCCTTCTCATGGTGATGCTGACAAAATTTGACGTAAATAGACAAAGTTTATATGTCATTGTTATTTGAATAATATATGGGATTAAAGTCAGCTTTTCAAAAAGTAGGTAATTTTTTCAGTGTAAATAAATCATATTCTGAAACTACAACTAGACCAAGTATAGCCCAACCTTATATGAGTACCGACACAGGTGCTAAATTACCAATTTTTCCATTTCCTCTCATAATGATTTATGAGTTGGCTGATAATATAGATGCTATTAGAATCCCTATTGAAACCATTAATCGTGAGATGTTTAAGAATGGATTTGAGATAGTAGAGAGATTTAAGTACAAATGTAATAACTGTTCAAAAGAATTTCAATATGCACCTAATGTAGATGTAGAAGGTGAGAAAAAAGTAGATATGAAAAAAGTACAATGTGACTCTTGTTTAAGTTATGATTTGAAAAGACCTGTACCAGAGCATAGAAAAGTTTTGGAAGGATTAATGTCAAAACCAATTAATGGTAACATGCAGACTTTAGAAGATGTTGCAAGACAGCTAGAAAGAGATTTAGAAATCGCAGACAACGCATATCTTCTAATGTTAAAAAATTATTTTATAGATGATATGACTGGTGTCATTGACCCTGAAAAAACAGAAATAAAAGAAATATTACGTATTGACCCACCACAAGTTGCTATGATTGCAGATAGTGATGGTAGAATAGGTTATGATGATAAAAGACAAAAGATTTGGGTATGTCCACGTTTTGAACATAGAGATAAAAGATTATACAGTGATACATGTGGTAGATGTGGTGCAAAAGGATTAAAAGCAGTATTAGAAGTAAACTCTGTTTATTCTGTTGGTATACCACAACCTAAAAGAGTTATCTATGGTGAAGGTGAAATTATATGGAAAGCAGGTAAATACAAACCAAGTTTAATTTATGGATTTTCTCCTATATTTGCAATATGGAGTAAAGCAATGTCATTGTCTCATATGGATGAGTATGTTAGAAAATACTTTGATAAAATGAGACCACCAAGAGGTTTACTAGTTGTTGCTTCTCGTAACTATGAAACATTTAGAAAATCATGGGATGCATTAGAACAAAAAGCCATTGAAGACCCATACATGATACATCCATTAATGGTAGAATCAGATAAAGGTGGTCAAAATATGGCTAATTGGATTGATTTCACTGGTTCTTTACAAGAGTTGCAATTTATTGAAGTAAGAAAAGAGTTAAGACAAATTATAGGTGCAGTGTTTGGTGTATTACCATTGTATTATGGAGAAATGGTAGGTGGTTGGTCACAAGAAGGACTACAAGTTACAATTACAAACAGAGCAGTTAAATGGGGTCAAGATGTATTATTCAAATCATTTTTAAAGAAATTTACAGAAGTCATGGGTGTTGATGATTGGGATCTTAAATTAGTTGCTGGTGAAGAGAATGATAAATTAGCAGAACTACAAAGAGATGGTGTAGAAATACAAAACATGGCATTATTACAACAAATGGGATTCAAAATAGAAAAAACACATACTGGGGACTTTAATGTTTCGAAAGAAGCCGTTTTACCAGAAGATGTTGATATGGAAGGAAAAGGCAGAAGAACTGCTGCACCTGAAGAGAATAGACAAAATTTCGCTGGTCAACCAAGTATGACACGACCATCTGATGTAGGTGGTATATCACAAGGTTCACCAAGTTCTGGTGATGGAACTTCACTTTCACAAAAGAACTATATTGATGGAATTACACCAAGTAACTTTACAGTTGTTAAAAACACATTACAAACAGCACTTGATTATGGTTGGAAGAAAACAAAAACAGTTGATGAGTTAAGAAAATATGGTATGACAGTTAGACAAGCAAGAAATGTAGTAGATAATGAATTAGGTCAAACAAGGAGGTGGGAAGATGGCGAAAAAGATTAAAACAACAGATGATGCAAGAAAGGAAAAACTCCCTTCTGGAACAAAGGTAAGATCAACAGAAGAAAGTGTTAACTTGGCAGTAAAAAAAGCAGTTGAAAAAATAAACAAAACCGAAGCATTCAAGAAAAAATCAAAAAGTGTATACACTGCTGATTTCTCAGAAATAGATGAAGCACTTGATGAAATACGAAAAGAATGTAGAAAACATGGTTTAACTGATTATTCATGTAATAATATATACTTGATAATACAAGATGCTCTTAGAAAGATAAAACTGGCAGAACACTGATGGCAACGAAATTAGATGTAAATACAGGTAATACCTATCTAGGTAAAAAAATATGGGAAACTCATCAAAAAAATGAAGAAACACATGTTAATGAATATAAAGAAGCAACGTGTTTTGGTTGTTTAAAGAGTGATGCTGCTGCAGCAGGTGTTTTTGACATATGTGGTGATTGTGCTGGTAAAAGAGGTAGAGAAACATTACTTGTATCAATTAAAGGTGTTTATTACGGAATATGTTATTTTTGTGGAGAACATAAATTTAATATGGAACAAATAAATGCTAGACTTTGTAGAAGATGTAGCAGAAAAGTAGCTGATGTAATAAAAGATTATAATAAAAAAGGTGGACAGTTTGGTGCAGATCCATTTTGGATTAGAATGAGGAAAAAACATGGTAAAGACTGGAAAGTAGCCTTTAATGGAAATGGAACTATTAATTCTCGTTAGTTTCTAAAATAAAGTTAATTCTATCTATTTCAAAATCATAATAACGGTGATCATAGTCTATAACAGCTTTTTTTATAGGATCACCCAAATATCTATCAACTCTCCACTGTAAAAGTGGTTTTCTTAAAAATCTTGGAAAAATATCAAGTTTCATCTTTTTAAAATTAAATCTTAACTTTCTAAACAACACTAAAACCGTTTTATCGTCTTTATAGTTGTCTATGTTACCATTTCTAAAATGCACTAATGATTTCTGTAATAATGGTCTTTCTTTTGCATCATTTGTGTTTGTTACAACCCATAGTTTAGATTTATCTTTAACATACATGTCAACAATTTTAATTTTTCTCATAGGTTCATCTAAATAACCCTTATAAAATCTTTCAAATTCTTCCATATTTTGATATACATATATTGATGATGCCATATGTTTTATAACAAATACTTATTAATAAACGATACCTTGTATTTTTATGAAAAGATGTGAGTGTGGTAAACTTATTTTCAAATATGGTAGAAAAGGGTTCAAAATAGAAGTTTGTTATAGATGTGGAAATATTAAATATAAATCTAAACTACCTGATGAAGAATTAAACTTTATATTGACTGATTTACCACTAATATTACCATTTCTTATTAAAGAAGAATATCTAAAACCAATGTAAATTTAAATACTTGTGTTTGGTTTTTATAGTATGCTTGAAGTCCTAGATTCACTATTTTCAGAAATAGTGATAGCAATAGCTCTTGGTAGTGGTGGAACATTAATTGCATATTTTAGGAAGATATCAAATACCCAAAAAGACCTATGTTTAAGAGTAACACAACTCCAAAAAGCCCTCATTATTTTATCTACAGCGTTAGATAGGCAATCCAATAGACTTCATGAGGGAGTAGACTCTGATTTAGAGGATTTAGTAGGCAAAGTACTAGATAAATGAGTAGTTAGATTTAAATATATGTTATTTGTTGCTTTTTCATGGTAGATCCAGTACTAATAACTGTTGGAGCAGCAGTAATCGGTGCAGGGTTAAACACACTACGAGGTTACCTACATAGAACAGATGAATCTTTCTCTGCAAGGAAATTCGCAGGTGCTTTAATCATATCCACCTTCGCAGCAGTAGCAATAGGTCAAACTATCGCAACTGAGGGCATTGGGGATGTTGGTTTAGCCTTAATTGGTTTGACTACTGGTTTCGCAGCAGATTTCGCAGTTACAAAAGCAAAGAAAGAGTAAATGGCTATGTTTTGGGTAAATCGCCCAACCATTCTACCTTTTTTAGCAAACTTTATTAGTGTTTTATAGGCTTTCATATATATGACAAAGATATTCTTCAGTACATTAGAAAGCTCTCTAAAAAGCATGGAAGCTGTAAAATCAGATGAAAGATTCTTTGAAGGATTATTAACAGTACAAATGAAGGATAAACAAGGCGAAGTTACGATAGTAGATGAATTATATAAAGTTCTACCAGTTTGGATGGATAGAGGTGCACCTATTAGTGACACACATTCTAACAGAATTATTGGTAAAGGTATTAATTATTCAAAAACAATTATTAAAAATTCAAGTGGAGATGAATTACCAGCAATTAAAATAACTGGAAAAATATTCAAAGACTATCAATTAGATAACTTAATTTGGGATAAAATCAAAAATAAGGAATATAAGGGCTTATCATTCGGTGGTGCCACAAAATCAGCAAGAACACCATTTAGAATGAAAGATGGTTCTATGGCATACGCTTTAAGTGATTTAGAACACTATGAAGTTGCAGTATGTAAAGATCCAGCAGTACCTATGGCTTTAATCACTGATTTTAACCCAATAGCAAAGGCTCATCATAATGGAGAAGAAATAGGAGATGGTAAAATGAAAATGCAATGTACTTCTATGGGTTGTTATGTTGAAAAAGACTCACTTGTTAAAATAGAAGATAATAATGATAAAGATACAAAAGTTACAGTTTTAGATGAATGGAAACATGAAGCACACCCTGACAAAGACAATGATGATGAAACAAATAAAGCCGATCTTAATGAATCTCAAACATTTGAAGAGAAAGTTCAAGCATTAATGAGAGAGGGTAAATCAAGAGAATCTGCTGAAAAAATAGTAGGTAGTTTTGTTAAAAAAGATGATATAGACAAAGGAGCAGCAGGTAAAGGTGAATTGTATATCCCAAAAAGAGGTCATAAAGTAGATGAATTAGATTTAGAAGAAGATGATAAAAAAGCAGATGGTGATGGTGGAATGGATGCAGGTACAGTTAATACAACTGATAACTTTAATGCCGTTCACCAAAACAAAGATAAAGAAAAGAAGAAGAAAAAGACAAAAAAAGATAAAGATGATGAACAAGATAAAGACTGGTCAAATGCAGATGGTGATAACTCAAAAGTATATAACCAAAACCAAGCAAATGGTGGCTATTATGCAACAAAAGGAGATGATGATGAATCAGTATCACCTGCAAAAGACATGGAATTTGAAGGAAAAGCAGATACCACACTAAATCAAACTGGTGGTGTTAGAAATGATGTTGCCAATATGAATAGACAAAATGGTATGGAAGAAGAAGAAAGTAGTACTATTGCAAGAGTAAGAACTACACAACCTGAAAACAAATTTGTGAATGCATCTTATGATAAAACAGTCAATACAAAGGTATTAGACATTATTAAAGGAGATTTGGAGAAACATGAGAAAACATTAAAATTAAAAAGTCTTAAACGTACACTAATATAAATCTAGGCAAAATCTTTATATACCCACTTATTTAAATATTTGTAATAACATGACTCTGGAAGAATTAAGAAAAGAAGACAAAGAAGAGGAAGAAGAATCTAGAGAGGAAGAATCTGAAGATACCAATAAATCTTTTGATGAAGCCTTATTAGAAACTATTTCAACTCTCACAGAACATGTAAAAGCTCTATCAGAATCTCAAGCAGATTTAGATTCAAGACTTGAAAAAGCTCTTGAAGAAAAACCTGAGACTCAATTAGAACTACAACCAGCAACAACTGATTCCGAAGATATCGGAGCAGATGTTACCGTCCCTGATACAATGCAATCTAACTCTGTTCAAGCAGGTTTAGATGATGATCAATCTGGTGAAGATCAACCAGAAGGTGACGATAGTGGATTATCTATGCAAGAGAAATCAAACTTTGATTTCACTACAGAGACTCCACGTCCAAATGCAGCAATCGAATCTGTAAATAAATCAAGTGAAGTACCTGATTTAAGTATGGTTTTGAAAGATGCAAGAGACAATGGTTATGATGGTCTAAACAAAGTCGCACAAAAGATTTTGAAAGGTGATTATTACACACCAACAGCAGATGAGGTAGGTCAGTACTAAAATGGCTCAAATACGAACTATTGACGAACTGGAAGCTCTCTACTATGGTTATAATAGAAACCTAATCAGAAAAGCAGATGCACCAGTTACTACAAGTACTACTGGCGTATTCAACGCAATCTTTGGAGCATACGCATGGGCACAACTGAACTTAGAAGCAAACGCTTTCGGAATACTACCAAAAGTACCTTGGGATAAATCTGGATGGAGGGCAATAACAGCCAAACCAACCTTGACTACTTCTAACGGTAACACAACTTTAGGTGGTACAGCAGAAGGTGGAAATATTGCAGAGACAGCCAAACCAACTTTACAAGAGATTGACATCAGACCAAAAACAGCCCAGTTGCCATTTAGTGCATCTGAAGTTATGGAATGGTTAGCAACTCACAGTAAAGACGACATTTGGGGTGGACTTGGTTCACTACGATTGTATATGGCAGTTCAGCACAAAGAGTTCCTCAACAGAATGCTTCTCGCAGACGTAGAAAGCGAAGCTGCAGGTGCAAGTGGCAATAATGCTGGTAGCACTAACTTTGAAACACTAGACAGAATCATCAGCTCTGATGCTGAAGAGGATGCACTTGGTGGTTCACACAATGGTTATTATGACCCTTGGGCAGCAAACGCATCGATTGATCGTGACAGTTCAAGTACATTCGATTGTACTGTAGAATCTGCATCTGGAACAATCGGAACAAACGGAGTTTTAACTGATGATACATTAAGAACTTTCTTAAGAAAGATCCGTATCGCAGCAGGTAAAGATCCTAACGTATTTTTGGGCTCGCACGAAGTGTACTCAGAAATTCAAGGCTTATACATGCCATCAGTCCGTATTCCAAATCCATATGGAGAACAACTCGTTCAAATAGACGTAAACGGAATTCAAACATTCAAAGGTACTGGCGTAGGAATTCACGTAGATTCAATCTATGGAATCCCATTCATCCCATCAAAGGATGCACCAAGTAACGGCTCCGACTCAGCAGAAATCGGTAGACTATTTGCATTAGATACATCTGATGCAGAAGGATATGGTTATCCAAGAATCGGAATACAAATCGCAATTCCAACCGAATATTACGAGGCTACAAGAAGAACAGCAGGCTATCCATTCGTCAACAATGCCTTTATTGAAAAAGGTGTTTATCGTACAATGGGTGAAACTGTATGTCGTCACTTTAAATCTCAAGGTAAGATTAGAGATATCAAACTTTAGTCAAACTACCCCTTTCTTTTTATTTTTACTTAACTAACTTAGCTTAGCTAACTTAATTAACTTTTTACTTTTAGCTAAAGAATATACCCTTAGTTAAGAATTAAATAAGACATTAACTTTATATATGTAAGGTTTTTAGATTATATATGGCAGTAACAATCAGCACAGAAGATTGGAGAAACGCTAACGTGAGAAAAACACTCTCATGGCAAGCAGCTTTAACATCAAAGTTGCGAGTATACAAATGTAAAGTCACAGCAGGTGGCTCTGATGCGTATGCAACCAATGGAGTGGCAGCCGACCTCAAAGAGGGAAGAATTTCTACACTCGTTGCAGTGATACCTGAATTCACAGATTCACTATACAAAGTAGAATATGACAAGACAAATGAGAAAATCAAACTCTATTCCGTAGGTGGCTCAGCAGGTGCAGTATTTGCAGAAGTAGCAAATAGTACATCTATCGCTAATAAAGTGTTTGAATTCCTAGTTATAGGCTACTAGATCCAAAAAACAGCCAGTTTTTTTTTCAATAAAGTTTATATATGAACACATGAATTAATCATTATGGTAGAATTAAACCACAATGTAAAGTCTTTTAATGCTGATACTGCAATAAAAGGAGCACATGGTGTAGTTGTGGCAGTTTATGTCACAAAAAGTGGTTCATCAGGTTCTAAATGTATCTTTAAAAATGGTACATCAAGTAGTGGTACTACTGAATTTACTGTATTTGGAGAAGATGTTCAAGGCGTTTTTAACGTAAATAGACGTTTCGAGAGTGGAATTTTTGCAGATATCACAGGTTCTGCTGAATACACAGTTGTTTTTAAGTAAATTTAAATACATACTAAGTTTATATATTACATGGCTACAACATATTGCTCTGTCGCAGATGTCGCTGATTTTCTCAGGGTCTCCATTACTGCTACTAGTACTCCTAATAAAGCACAGGTTGAAAAGATTATCAACCGAAAAGAAGAAGAATTAGATCGTAGAATAGGTCATACATTTGGAAGAAACAAAACAGTATCAAAAGAGATTCATGATTTACCATTATTATATACTTATGGTTGGGGTACACCAGTTTATCTTAAACATAGAAACTGTAGAGACTTTGACACATCTGCAGGGGATAAAATAGAAGTATGGCAAGGTGCAGATTCAGCTTATAATGACATCATACAAGATGGACAATGGTATGACTTTGAACCAACTCTAGGAAGATTATTCTTTCGTGGATATATTTTCACAATTCTAAGAAAATACAGAGTTAGGGTTACATACAGATATGGTGATGAAACAGTTCCTTTAGATGTTGCAGATTCGTGTATTAAATTAACTGCAATCGATATACTCAATTCTAGTTTTAGAATGGATATACTACCATTGGGTTCTAATGGTGCAGATATAGAAGCATCCAAATCTGATTGGAGAGCTGATATAGAAAATTGTATAGACAATCGTCAAGAGATATTCTTTATACCATAGTAAATGAATTCAAAGGACTTAGACAGTGTACCTGAAGGGTATATTGATGAACATTCTGATATAGGTTTTGAAGAATTTTTAAATCTATCTAGATCTGGAGAACTTGGTAAGAGTGCTAAAACATTTGACCCTACTAAAAATGATAAGCGTATACATAGAGAAAACCTACTTAATATAGTAAAAGTTGCAAACCAATCATTATATTATAAATTTATTACTGAAGAGGGGTTAGATTTTGTTCCATGTTATTTTTCTTATAACCCATTAACAAGAAAAGTGTCTATAAAGTATAATGAAAATTTCTTAAAAAAGAAACTTGGTACAGAAATATCATTTGTTAATTGGTTGTTAAAAGTTAAAAATTATAAACCAGATTCACCTAAGATGAAAGCATATGCAAGTTGGGCTGGGATGGAAGTAAAGAAAACTTCAAAAGGTTATAAAATGATACCTAATATAGGATATGATAAAAATGTAAAACAAAAACCACATTGGATAAAAAGATTAAAAACAGAATTTTTAAAAAGTGATTATTATAAAAAAAACTTTCACAAGATGGAATCTTTATACTCAAAAAGTTCTAATAAAGGTAAAAATATTATGCATATAAGAGAAACAAACCCATTAGGTTACAACTCCTTAAGTATAGAAAAAGAAGAATTTGTACATAGAAAAATTAAACGACAGATGCCTGTTTTAGAGGTTGGCAAAATGGGTAGGTTTGTTAATATAGAATTCATAAAAAGATTTAAAGCAAGATTATCTGCTGCTGAAAAAGAATTAGAAGAAAAAAAGAAAACATTACTTCATGATAAAAAAATACAAAAAGCATTTTATGCACCTATGACTGTTGAAAAAATGGCAAAGTATATGGATAATGAAGATAATTTTCTTTTAAACAGTAAAAACATGAAAACATATTTTAGAGGTGCAAATATTAGTATGTCTCTTTATAATAGAGTAATGATGGAAGTGACGACAGAATTATATAATTCCCTTCAAGATATTTCTGATACATATGAAGGTAATTATGATGATAGAATGCAACAACATGAAGGTAAAGGTATATTGTTTGAACCTAGATTTCCTAATGTTCGAAGAATTGCAGGTTGGTTTGCAACTAAAGGTATGGCAAACACAGGTAAAAAAGGAGATATCAAAAACCATAAATATACACTAGAAAAATTTAACAAAATTAAAACACCTAAAGCCAGAATAAATTTTATAGATAGGGCATCATTTCTTATTGCTAATTCTATATACATGAAAAATATGTCAGCAGCAGGTTTTGCAAAAATGACTCCATATATGAGACAAGGAAAATCATTATCTCGTGGTAAAAGAGTTCCTATCAGTCATGCTAGAAAATCTAAAAAATACAACACTACTGGAGGATTTGGTGATAATGATTATGTATATCAAAGGAAAGGAAGAAGAGGTAGGAATAGAGTTGAGACTACAACACATCTCAGAAACAAGATTAGAAAGGATCTTGCAAATCTTAATAGGCAAAGAAAAAGAAGAGGCAGAACTACAAGATAATCTTTATAATCTTGGGTTATATAATAAAATATGGCAAAATCTACCATATATACAAGTGCAGATGAGTTAAAACAACTCCTTATAGATAATTGGAGTCTTTCACTACAACCAGAAGTTCTATTTATGTGGGAAGAAAAAGCTACTGGATTTATGGATGATAGACGTGATTTTATTCTTATTAAACCTACTACAGAGTCACCACAATATTTTGGCTTATATGGTCAAGATTTCTTACATGAAATTGTCATAACTATGGAGATTAGAACATTTCAGAATTTAGAGCATAATGAAAATGTGGTAAATGAGGTATTTACGATCATTAAAAATAACATCAGAGGAAGCACATATGTTGACTTAGTATTGATGTCTTCATACCAAGACAATGATTTATACAGAAATACATACAAGCACAGTATAACTGTAAGATATAGAAAGCTAAATCCTTAATCTTTATATATTCGTTAATGAGTTATTAGATATGGTACGAACAGGCTCGCATGGTTATATTAAATATGGATGGGAAGGTACCACACATG